GGTTACTACTAACGTACCTAGCAATTTGTCTAAAGGTTCTGCTTCTGACTTGTCAGGAATGATTTATGGATCGTTCAACCAGCTCGCTATTGCTTCATGGGGCGGAATGGAACTCACAGTAGATCCTTTCTCAGGAGCAACCGCAGGTTTGACTAACATGGTGCTTAACAGCTACATGGATGTTAACTTGTTGCAACCAAAAGCATTTGCAGTTTGCAAAGACATTGATGCATAATTTATAGGCCGCGCAGGGCCTTAGATACTGCGTGCCTGTGGTCGCTTAATTGTCGGCCACAGGAGCTAACATGAAAGTGAAATTTGTTAAGTTTCCAATTGCCTTAAACCTTGCGTATAACGTAGGTGATGAGGCTGTTTTAGAATCAAAGCAAGCTCAATTGTTAATTGAGGAAGGCTATGCTGTTGAGGTAAAAGAAGAGCCAAAGAAAAAGAAACCAATTAACCCAGAAGAGGGCGATTAAAAATGATCATAGGCAAGCGCATAGTAAGCGTATCAAACGCAGATACTGATTACATATCGGTAAGTGAGGCTAAAACTCATTTGCGCGTAACTATATCCGCAGACGATACTTACATCAGTAACCTGATTAGTGCAGCATTAGATATGGCATCGCATTATGTTGGATACGAAGTGCGTGAGAGTGTTTGTCGATATGGTTTTGGTGAATTAGTTGGACAACCGGCAACTGTTAATCCATTAAATGGTGCGCCATTATTAGTGGGTAATTATTGCCGCATTCCTTCGCGTGTAATTTCATTGGATAATTTCTATTACGTTAATGAAAATAATGCGCTAACCGCGTTTACCGATTACATCACAGAGCCTGAGCCATTGGCTAATTTTGGTTTAAATTTATATTTAAATAGCACAGCCCCAAATTTAACGGATGCGCAAACAAAATATATTGCTGAGGTAACGGAAGGTTTTGAACCTGCAAGTTTCCCGGACAGCATGAAAATAGCTTGTTTGCTTATGGTGGCGCAATACTACGATAATCGTCAAAACATTATAGTTGGTGTAAGTGCTACTGAGATGCCTAAAGGTTCAGAATATTTATTAAATAAATATAAGTTATCCACATTCTCATAATGAACGCTGGAAGATTTGATGAATTGATTGAGGTTTGGCGTTACACGTCAGAGCAGAACGAATATGGCGAGCCAATAAAAACTTGGACTAAAGTCATGGACGTTTATGCTCGCGTAGATTATTTATCAGGAACTGAAGAGGTAAATGGTGAACAATGGGAAAACAAAAAGAACATAAATATAATGGTTCGTTATATGTCTGATTTAACTGTAAAGGATAGAATTAAACATAACGACGTATATTTAAATATTATTAGCGTATCTGAAGTTGATCGTAGGATGTATCAAAAATTACAATGTCGAGAAGTAATATAGACGAATTAGCGAGAGATTTCAGAAAAGTTGAAAAACAATTGAAGAACTCTGATATAAGAGAAGGTGCAATTGTTCCAGCGGCTAATTTTTTAGTTGATAGGTTGAGAGCGGCAGCACCTGCGACATTTATTAGAGCAAGTATTGGTGTGATTTCCAATCCAACGAAATACCCCTTATCTGTGGCAGTTGGTTTGAATTTTAAAACTGGTAGTGAGGCAGCGAATCTTGCTTATGCTTTTGAATATGGTACTGTAGAGCGATATCATAAAAGTGGAAAATATACTGGTTTTATGAAGCCTGCTCCATTTTTTAGGCCAACGGTAGACGCTAACCGCGATCAAATTGTAACAATGGTTTACAATGCTATTGCTAAAATTGTAGAAAATAAATTAAAATAATAATATCATGGCAACTACTGGATTAGTAAACGGTACATTGATTGCAATCTATAAAGATGTATCAGGTACATTGACCAAAGTAGCTAACGCTACATCAAGCGATTTTGAATTGACTCGCGACACTATTGACGCAACCAATAAAGATGGTGGCGAATACAAAGAATTTTTAATTGGTCTTGCAGGGTGGACTATGAACGCTGAAGGCTTATTTGAAGAAGATGGTGGTGTTACTGGCATTTCTGCAAAAGATTTGCTTGATGACATTATCGCAGGAACTCCTATTACTGTTGTAATGACATCAAATGTAAGTGGAGATATTAAAGTTAGCGGATCAGCAATTATTACATCATTTGCTTGGAACGCTCCAGTAAACGATGTTGCTACTTTTTCCGTAGCTTTGCAGGGTACAGGTTCTCTTACTGTAGGAACTATTTAATTGTTTTGTTTTTCATTCCATTCAGAAGGGCGCAGAAATGCGCCTTTTTGTTTATATTCGCAGAATGGAAATAACAATTAATGGTAAAACGCATCCAATGTTTTTCTCAATGAATGCTATTGAGAAGATAATGGAAGCTAACAAGATGATTGATTTTACTGCCTTGTCAGAATCTCAAAACCCAGCAGAAAGTTTAAAGTTTGCGCGTATTTGCGCATTTTACGGAATCAAAGCAGGATATAAAAAACAAGGTAAAAAATGCCCATATGAAACCGCTGAAGATTTGGGTGATGACGTACAGAGTTTTACAGAATTAACTGCTGCGATGGAGGGCTTTTCTGAAAGCGTAACTGGTTTTTTTCAAACAAGCCCAGTAGAGGCGAAGGTGGAAAGCCTTTAAACTGGGAACTGATAAAGCATATTGCTTACGGTGAATTAAATCTAACGCCTGAGGATTTAGAGCGTTATCAGCCTGAATATTTTAGGTTGAAACTTGAAGGTATGCGCGAGGCTCAGATGCAGAATTATCGTAATGAGTGGGAGCGCACAAGATGGTTAGCAACAATTATACTTGCGCCACATCAAAAAAAGGGTAAAGCTTTAAAGCCTACTGATTTAATTAAGTTTGATTGGGAGAAACCAGAATTTAACGTGGTTGAAATTGTAACCCAAAACAAACACATATTTGATAAATTGCGACCATGAAGCCAATTAAGGCAGTTTACAATTTACTCTCAAGCGATGCTAATATTACTGCTACTGTATATCCGCAACGGATACCGGAAGGTGCATTATTGCCTGCAATAGTATTAAGTCAGATTTCAAGAGTGGCTTTTGATACCAAAAAAGAGTATTCAAAAAGCGATGAATCGCGCGTTCAAATTACAATAATTGCTGAAACAGCTACGCAAGTATATGATTTATCTGATTTGGTTAGAGATGCAATGAGTGCTGAAGTTCCAAATTCTTATAATGGAGTATTGGTTCAAAATATAGCCTTCCAGGGTGAAATAACATTAACCGATGATAGTGCAAATGAGCAAGGCGTATTTATGGTAGCTCAAGATTATTTAATAATGTTTAGCAATACATCGGTTGCACTTGGATCATTGTTATTGGAAGATGGTTTCTTTATGCTATTAGAGGATGGCAATAAAATTGAATTATAATGATTAAGGATTTATTAGTTCGTATAAGTGCTTCTTGGGCTGGATTAAAAAACGCATTAAAGAATGCTGTAAGCGTAACTCGATCATCTGCAAAACAAATTGTAGGTGCTGCTTCTGAAATGGAAGAAGGTCTTAATGGAGCATTTAAAGGTAATTTTAGACAAAGCATTGCTGAATTAAATGATTTAATCCAAACAAATAGAGTTAGATTAATTGAAGCAAGAGCTGAGTTACAAAAACTACAAAGACTCCAAAAAGAACAATCTAAAGGATCTAAAGAATTTGCAGCTACAGAAATAGCAATCAGAAAAGCAAAGAAAGTAGTTCAAGAATATACAAGAGATGTAGCTGAATTAAATACTCAAATAAGAGATCAAAAAGGTGCATTAGCAGATTCAAGATTACAGGCAGAGGATAATTCTTCTGCAATGGAAGCACTTGGTAGAGCGACAAATGCCGCTTCAATGGCTACATTGTTAATGGTTGGTGATAATAAAAAGTTACAACCAGCAATGAAAGCTGTGCAAACAACAATGGCATTGGCTCAAGCAGCAATTGCTGTTTACAATTTGTCATTGCGCGAAAATAACATTCTTACTACTTTAGGAACTGGCGCGCAAAGAGCATACGCTTTCGCTGTGGGTACATCCACCGGGGCAATGAAATTGTTTAGGTTAGCGTTAGCTGCTACCGGTGTTGGTGTTTTAGTTATAGCATTGGGTGAACTAGTTGCTCTGTTAATGGATACGGAGCAGAACCTTGATAAGGTCAATAATAAACTTGAGCAATTATCAAAAAATACTGAATATTTTGAAGATGTTACAAATAGTTTAATTGCAGGAATTGAGCGTCAAACTGAATTAGATATAGCACGAGCAAGGTTAGCTGGTAAAAGCGAAGAAGAAATCCAAAAAATACGCGAAAAATCAAATAATGATATTATTGATCAAATCAATGAACAAAAAAGGATTTATTTAGAAAGCTATCAAATTAAAAGAGCTACAATTCAAAAGGAGGTTGAGGACTTTGCAGAAAGAACAAAAAGAATTACAGAATTAGATGATGAACGCGAAAAAGATATAAGGGCATTTAATGACCGTATTGCAAGTATTCAAAATCAAATTCAAATAGAGGCAATTGAACTTGAAATAAATAAAAATGAGAAATTAGCGGAGCAGGATAAAAAGCGTTTAGAAAAAGTAAAAAAGAAATTAGAAGACGAACGCAAGGCTTACGAGGACTACATGAAGCAGGTCATGGAGGAAGGTAAACAATACCAACAGTTGCTTATTGACCAAATGCAAGAGGGTAAGGACAAAGAACTCGCACAGCTTAAATTTAATTTTGAAAATGAAATTGCTGCGGTTAAAACCAATAATGCATTAAAAAGAGCCTTAACTGAAAAATATAATAAAGATGTACAGGGTGTAAATGAAAAATATGCAAATGAGGAATTTGATGCTGAAACGCGTAGGGTAAACCAAGCAATTCAAAATGCACAAAATTTAGCAAGAGCTAAAAAGAATGCTCAGAAAAAATCAAACGAAGAATTATTAAAGGAACAAGAGAAATTTAATCAAAAGATAAACGAGCAGTTTAAAAATGCTCTAAATCAATTTTCTCAAGCTGTTGTTGGTGAGATTTCAAATAGCATAAGACGAGCATTTGAGGGTGTAGGAGAAAGTTCTAAAGTTGGTTTAGATATTCTAAAACTACAACAAAAAGAACTTGAGCAAACCATGCAAGACATGGAGCGTAGTGAAATAGATAGATTGCAAGCGCGTCAACAATATTTAAAAAATCAAGAAGATATTTTAGAGCAGAGCCGAAGTAATATGAGTAAATTGTTTAGAGGAATTTTATTGGCTATTTCGGATTTCTTGGTTCAGTT